ATGAGCAAGCGAACTCCTAGAGGAAAAACACCTTCATTAATTGGTGGTAGCAATGGCAAACCGTCAAGAATAAGTATTCAGCGGGGTTGCAAATGCTATCGCTGTGAAGATAGCTTAAAAAATGGCACAGAATGCATTGAAATTCCCCAATTGGGCGGCAGTTTCACCAACAAACGTCGTGTTTGTTTTGAATGCTACGAGAAAATACTGAAGCAATCGCAAGATGATCTCGACTCTTTGAAAGAGCTGCTTCCAGTCATTGATTAAATATCAGTTCATATACAGCTCGGCCTCCGCCTCACGGCGACGCATTAGGCCACGCAAACGTCTGCCACCAGCCCACACCCAACGCATTAGCTGCTCCGGCACCTCGTGATGCTCCTCGCGGTTAACCTTGCGGCGCAGGGTCGAGCGCTGCAGCGCACCGCCACCAAGGTTGAAGGTAAACGACACCAGCGCATCAAATTTCCCATCATCCAGCGGCACGCTAATCAGCCGCAGCACCGATCGTTCTGCCGACCATACATCCTTTGCCAGCAACGCCTGCGCCGCAGGCTCGGTGATGCCATTCTCAAACATCTTATGCTCGCCGGGACGAATCAAATGGCCATAGCCAATGGTAGGCAACCCGGCGGCATCCAGATATATTTCTGGCTCAAACCCCTCAAAGTGCTTAATCAGATTCAAGCCCTCTTTTGTGATATGTCTCATTTTCCACTCCGCACCTTAGCCATTGCACGTTGACCGAAATAGAAGCTGATAATGCCAGCGAAAATAGCCTGGTCTTCTACCGACCATAGGGTGGCCATGTGCCACGGCAGCGGATTGCTGATATCGACCATCGCAAATTGCATGCATTTAACGGTGAAATAGAGCAGGAAAAACGCATACGCCAGCACCGGGCGAACGGTGCCATTGAGCGCATCCACCCATTTAATGCCGGAGTAGAAGGTTTTATACAGCGCCTTGCTCTCGGCGATATCCGCCTGCGTATGGATTTCCTCCAAGCGCTGCGCATGGCCTTGCGCCTGTTGCTCCAACTGCATTTGCAAAATCGTCAGCTCATGCTTTCGATCCTGATGGTCGCGGAATAATTTTAAGAAATCGGGAAAGGCAGCGCCTAAAAACCCGATTAGTGATCCAAGTAGTGTTATCATTAGAGTCCTCCATTTATGATTGTTAATTTGATGATGATGCCGACCAGCCCGGAGACGATCATGGTTCCCCACCACCAGATGATTCTTTCAAGTCGGGCTAAACGGCGCTCCAGCGATTTGTAGCGCTCCACGCACACGGCTACGTGCGTGGGCAGGCTGTTGGTTTCGTCGTATTTTTTCTCTGCCATGTTTCCTCCGGGCATAAAAAAACCCGCTCAAAGGCGGGTAATGTGGTTGATTGTTTTTGTTGGTTAGCTGGGGTCGGTGAACTTGAATAATGTGACCATAAAGAGCGTGGCAATGCCGCTGGCCAGCAGGTAATACCAGCCAATGCCCCACATGAGTAAGCCTGTCATGATGGTGCAGATAATGATAAATAATGTTTCCATATTTTTTCTCCTACCAATTCCAAGGCCCACGGAAGGCCATATATTGTACGTTAATGCGCACCACACCGCCTGTGATGCTGCCGCTATCGGGCGTGATTTCCACCGGAGTATCGCTGTAATAACTTACCGGGTGATAGGTAAGCCCAATATTGGTTGAATCCTGTCCGGTGCCGATGCCATTTCCATAGCGCGAGGTGTCGCCGGACACGCCCACACCAAAGCTGCCGACCGTTCCGGTAAGCGCCGTGATGACCCGCGTATTAACCGACAACACCGTCGAGCGATTGGGTATGTTGGCAACGCTGGTGGTCGTAGCAGACAGATCAATATCCTCCTGCCAACGCAGCACGCGTGCATACTCGCCGCTATCGCGCATAATAAGGCCAAATGGCACCCATGCGGTGCCATCCCACGCCATGCGGCTTTGCGTTTCCTGTACCACCGCATCCATCCATTGAAACGGCATATAAAAGACCCAGCCTCCGGTGAGGTACTGTGCCAGCTTATTTTCCTGACCTACAAAATCGCCAGTGGCACTGGCACCTACAATGTAGAGATCACCCACCACCGGGCTAGAGGGGGGAGTATTAGCAATATCCGCCACCACGGGCGTAACGAACGCATCGAGGCGGTTTAACCCCTCATTATGCGTTACCTCTTTTTGAGCCTGTGCCGTAATAATATACGGCAGGCCCAGCCTTCCGGTCTGGGACATAATATTCTCCAATTAAGTGTTTACGTTATAAAGTGGCCGTAGCCGCATAGCCTCGGCCCACCACGGCAGAGAGCTGGTAGAGTTTGATATCGATAGCGCTTTGCGCTGAACCGAAATCTGTTACCTGATCGGCAGCGCTATAGCTGGCCACCGGGTTGGTCACCTCAATGGTGCGCACCACATCCGAGCCATCCAGTACATCGAGTTGGTAACGCTCCGATTCTTCGCCCAGTGGAATATCCACGCCATCACGCCATTCGGCATCCACACGCGACCTTCGAATCCAGCTTACGCTTAGATTGCCAGAGCCATCACGTACGCCAGCCACATGCACCGGGGCATACGGCCTCAAATTGCGCCCGGTATAGGTAAATGGCACCTCATCGGTATTGCCGAGGCTATTGCCCACGCTCACCGCCTTGTAGTACAGCTCGCGCCCGATCGAATTATTAGCGATCGTGGTGGTGTAAAGCGCCGGGCTAATCAGCACAAATGGCTCGCCGGAGACATGCTCCATCGCCCATTCGGTGCCTTGCCTGCCGCGCAACAGCCGAGATAGCTTGTAGGTTTTCTCACCAATCAGCTGCGCATTTTGAAACTGCACCAGCTCATTGCCAATCAATGCGGCATTAGCACCATTAAACACACCCAGCTCGCTTACGGAGGCTAAAGAGCCAGAGGTTAAAATCACCTCCACCTCGTGGATATCATCCCACGCCTCATACGGGCCTGCAGGTAGCGCCGTGGTCAGCGCACCAAAAGTGGCTGCGCCATCCATCCCGGCAAGCAAAGTGAAGGTGTTGCCACCAGCCTCGCCACCATCATCGGAGCGATATATAGCCGCACCTTGCCACCCAGCGCCATCAGCCGCCACGCCGATGCGAAGCAGCCCCTGATTTGGGACGGTATCGCTAGGTAATGGCGGTGCATCGATAAACTTTGCAATAGTATCCGGCACCAGTGTCGGCGGCTCCAATGTTGAGCTGGTCTCGCCCGGCGGGGTGTAGAAATCATAGGAGCTGATATCCTCCGCCACCGCGTTAAGCTTCATTAGTCCATTAGCCTCCATGTTAGTCTTCAGCACACGCATTTCATGCGGCACATTATTGACCGTCACGGTGATAATATCCGTAGGCTCGATCCGCACATATTGCGGCGGTAATGTTAGCGCAAAGCTAATACGCTCCTTCCATGTGCCATAAAGCGTAATGTCAGAGATCTGCTTGGCGCGAGTAGCACCCATGACAATCGGCAGGCTCATACTCACCTGATCCACCGCACGTACCGTTTGACGCTGCGAGGTTTGAGTAACCGGATCATAATTAAAAGGCCGATCCAAATAGGTCACATTCACCCGTTGCGGCAGCTCCAGCTCCTGCGCGTAATTAATCTCCAGCACATCCTGCACCCCTTTCTTTTTAGAAGGGATAAGGTCATCCTCCGGCACCGCCTTGATTGATTCATTGCCACGCGGTACGCATTTCAAAATGCCATCGCTCTCGACGATATCGAAAAAGAATGCCGAGGTCAGATACTCCTGCGCACTGCGTACCGTAATCGGGCGATCCAATATAAAGCCCTCCAGCGTTTCAAGCAGGCGGGTTACATCATAATCGCTTGCGGTAAGCCCAGCATGTTGCAGCAGCTCGGCCACCACCGCACCAAGGGTAGAATTTCCCAGCTTGCCTTGCACCCAATGCCCGGTCGCCCATAAAATAGAATCCTGCCACACGCCCTCCAAATCAGGCCAAAAGGAAAATGGCCGCGCATCCCACGTCCATAGGAAACGCCGCGCCACCAGCCCGGTATTGCCAGCCTCTTGCTCACGCTCATCCAAGTAATCCAGCGTCGCATTGAGCGCCTCACGCTGCGCCTGAAAATCCACCCGGCCTTTGGAGCCACGAGGGTAAAAACTCTCCGAGCTGGTCGGATCATAAAACACATTAGGCTGGTTAGCCGCACCATCCACGCTTGGAAAGCCGAACTCGGTAAACCACACTGGCTTCATCTTGGCAGTCCAAGCTGTGGTGTTGGTATCCGGATTGGTATGGGTATTTTTCCACCAATATTCTAGGTTTTTCCAAGCGTAGGTGGCATCACTGCCATAGCTGGTTTGGCCAGTGCGAGCGACTGAGTCGGTATAATAATAATCCCAGCCTTCGCCAGCCTCCCAATATTCCTTGATCAAATCCTCGGTAATTTGAATCTGCGGCAGATCTTCCGTCAGCGGAAAATAGCTATCAATACCAACGAAATCGATATTCGGTGAAGCCCATAGCGGGTCGAGATTAAACCAGCCATTGGTGCTGTGATATTCAGACCAATCGGCAGCGTAGGTAATATCGGTACCAGCGCCCATAATACCTTTGACGGTCGCCGCTAATGACACCAGCTGATTAACCGCCGGGTAGCTGCCCGGAGAGTCGGTAAATCCGGTCATGCCAATAAGCTCCGAACCGATCACAAACGCATCCGCTTTGTTTTTCACCAAATTAGCATAATGGCTAATAAACGCATTATAGCCGTTGGTTTTGGTAAACCAGCTATTGGCATCGGTCGCATTGGCGGGGATGATACGTCCGCGCCATGGCTTTGGTACCGGAGTGATGGTATCCACAAACACCATCGGATACAGCATCACCTTCAAGCCTTTGCTTTTTAGGTAATCGACCAGCTGCACCACCGTATGGTCAGAAGGCGTGCCGCCATAGGTTGGTGTGTCCGCATCAAACTTCAGCACCACCTGCGCAGCGTTTCTGCCAATGCCTGCCACACTCCAATCCTGCGGAAGCACCTGCGTCGAACCTTGAAACTCTACCTTCGGCACAATCTCGCATGCCCCGGCATCGGTGGAGGTGGCAAACCATGTCACCACAAATGCCACCCATTCAAGATTGGGCAGCACATCCATCATCTGATCAATCGCCACCAGCGCGTCAGCTTTGCCCTCATAATTGTGCATATTGATGAAGTTTTTATCCGCATTAGGCACAAAAATGCCGCCCTGATACGCATCAAAATAACCATCCTGCTTGGTCTGCACATCCGTGCCATAGACCATTTCACCCGCGCCGGGGATCATCACCATATCGGTGATTTTATCTTCGACCGATGGCGTAAAGCGCAGCGTGCGGCGCACCTCAAACGTAAAGTTTGGAATGCGATTGCCATAGGCTCCCAGCGGGAAATCCTCAATCACCACATAGGCCATACCACGATAGGCAGGAATGGTGCCTGCGGTTAAATATTTGGCCATGATATCATCGACCATCTGATCCTCAGTACCGAGATGGACGTTGTATTTACCTTGGGCAGAGGACAGCACATCTTCCGTTAGCACCTTGCTATCGGCCCAAACTCGAATTACCTCATCAATCGGCCCCTCGCATATCGCAATGGCCAGCGTAACAAAATACTCATAAGTGACACTGGTTTGGCTGGTAGTGACCGAGCCACCGCCGCCACCACCTTTACCGCCGCCGGAGCTGGTTTGGGTGCTGGTGGTTTCAACCTTTACCTCTTTTAAATCAGTCGACCAGATGACATTGCCTGCCAAGCGCATAGTGCCATAGACCTTTGGGATCATATTACCGTAAGTGGCCGTTTGCGCACGTAAATCAGCCAGCCGTGGGCCTTCCTGCGTCGGTAGCTGCACGCGCTGCGACTTCGGAAAGAACAGCCCAGCAGCGGTGCTACCAAGGTTTGCACCCAAAATGGCACCCGAAGGGCCACCCAGCACAAAGCCAGTGACACCACCGACGACAGGAAGAACAATATCAGCCATATTATTTTAACGATTTCAGTTGTTTGTTTTTGAAGCGATACACATGCGTCAGCATGCGCACCCAAGTCATAGAAAGCGGTTGCTCCACCACCTTGCCAGCGCTGGAGTTGCAATGAATCAGGCCCGGCCCACCGCTTGGATAATCGGTAAGCAGCCCCACATGCTGCGGGTCTTTGAATGTGCGAAACAGCAGCAAATCACCCACACGCATTTTATCAATCGGCACTTCCAGCAGATGCTTGGAAATGCTTCCCACCAAGCGGCCACGCTCCGGATACATCGAATAATTAAACTCATCCGCACGCACCAGCGGGTTGCCATCACCATCCTGCATGCCCAGCTCGTCGATAATGCCGATCACCAGCCCAAGGCAATCGACACCACCATTGCCCTTAGCGCTTTTCTTAAGCCGCCCTTGGTGGTGATAGGCCGTATCCAGCCATGTACGCGCCTGCGCGGTGATCTGCTCTGGTTTGATTTTAGCCATTTGGGTTTCCTTGCGTAAATGTTCCAGCCGTAGTCAGCAATTTGTCCGTTCCCGGCACATCCGGCTCACCACGGAAATTGAGAATATTTGTAAATTTGCTCTGGCAGGTTTCGCGGGTTTTATCGCACCCGGCGATGATGTCGAAGGTATCGCCCACCTGCACCGATTTGCCCATCGCAAGCGCCAACACCACCTGCGCTGAGGCAAATTCCTTCACCTCCATGCGCCGATCATCATTATTGCCGGATGTCCACACCACCTCGCCACCTGTAAACCATCCCGCGTCTTGGGAGAGCGTGGTTGCTTTAAAGGTTTGATTATTCACCACCTCCGTCACCGTCGCTGAGACGGTAAAAGAAGCCAGCGCTACCTTGCATTTGCTATCACCCAAGATGGCGCGGCAGGAGGGAGAGAAAACTTGCCCGATGGTTTGGCTAAGATGCTGCGTTAAGCCTCGCACCTCTGCCTGAAACATCTGGCTGTTCAGCGTGACCTCGCCAAGTCTACCACGCTTAACCACTAGCTTGCCTTGGGTCAGATCATCATAATTCACGAGGAATATCTCGATCTCAGCATAGTCATACAGCCCGGCCAGCAGATCTTCCTCGGTAATTTTGGAAGGGAATACCTGACCTTCCACATCGAGATTATCGACCGACATATTGGATTTGCTCTCCACCGTGGTTGGCGTAAAGCCTGCGATGGAGTCATAAAGCACGCTGTCAAAGGTGATGGGTAAGTCATGATCGGTAAATCCGACTTCCACAGCATCTTGCCGCGTAATCCGCCAGCAGGTCGCAAGTGTGGTCATGCCGCCAGCAAAATGCGCTTCTAATTGTGGAGATATGACTCTCATACGCGCACCTCAATCAGCGGGATGCTGCTCCAATTACCCGCATCGAAGCTATCCATAGAAACGGCCATCTCGTCGGTATCAAATCGCACAGGCACATCAAACTCGCAGTCAATCGTTAGCGTGCCGGAAATACTAGTGGTGATGATCCCGGTTTCGGTATCAATGCTCCAGCCGCTGGCCTGCAATATGCTATCGGCATAGAGCTTAACGCTACCCGCCACAGGCTTGGTAAGATCACGTTCATACACCATCGCGCCGCTGACATATTGTTTGACCAGCTGGTAGTCATTGCCACCCAGTGATTTGAGCGGTTGGTTTTCAGCCTTGTAATCGCTCCAATCTTTGAAGCGAAAGCCAATCGCCCGGCCACGCCGCGCACGAAAAAAAGCAATCAGCGCCTGCCATTGTGACTCGGTTTTAATACCCGAAGCCACATTGTATTTAGCACGTGATTGCTGCCATTTACTATTGCGCTGCTCATGGCCGGATACGGTTGCCACCACATCGGTTAAGAACATCGGCCCACCTGTTGCTCCGTAAGAGATATCGGTGGGGAATTGTACTTCTTCAAAATCGGTCATAGGTTTCTCCTTGCACGATCAATCGATCGCGCCATATCAGCGGCGATCTGCGTTTGGCTTTGACGGAAGCTCTGCGCATCCGGCGTGTTGATATTCATCGTCACCGATACAGGCGACATCCCACCATTGGGTGTGATGTGCATCGGGCTATTGCCAGCAAAGGCCAGCTCCGGGCCACGCTCGCCAACCACACCAAACTGGCCGGGTTTAAGCGTGCCACCATCAGCAAAAAAGCCTCCGAAGAGGCTCCCAACGCTTGATAGAATACTGCCAAAACCACCGCCACCACCACCGCCTTTAAAGAGGCCACCGATAGAGCCAAAAATGCCCTCAATGATCCCACCCTCGCCAGTAATGCCCAAATCCTTCAGCGCAAATTGCAGCAGCTGACGATTAAGGTCAGACAGGAAGCCCTTGGCAAAATCGCCGAAACTATCAAATCGGCCACTAATACCATCGAGCGCATCGGCCATGCTGCCTTCCATGGTTTTGCCCAAGCCCTCAAACTCGCCCTCAATCACATCACCCATTTTCTCGGATGATTTTTTCATTTTTTCCTGCGCCTGCTCCATGGCACGTCCGAAGGTTTCCTGATTGATATGGCCAGCCTTCAGCAACTTATTGAGCAGCTCCATTTCCTTGTTATAGCGCTCAAGCGGCGTGCGCGTGGCTTGGATAATGCGCTGCGCCTCACGCTGCAGCTTGGTAAACTTCTCCGTCTGCTTGTTGGTTTCCTTGGTATTTTCAGGCGTATTGGTTTCCTGAAACAAGCTATCTAGCGAGGCATTTTTCTTCTGCCGCGCCTCAACCACTTTTGCCGCAGCACCCTGAATCTCCGCATCGATCGCTGAGTTGAATTCTTTCGCTTCCATGAGCGCCTGGTCAAACGCATTGCTCATCGAATCCAGCAGTCCGTTCTCCAGCGCAGCGCGGGTGTTTTCAAACGACACGCCGCCCAGTGGATCTTCAATAAAAGCCGCGAGGTCTTTACCCAGCGCCTCAAACCGCGCCGAGATCGTTTCCCCAAACGCAGTAAAGGCTCTGCCCACGCCCTTAAATACGGCAATGAACAGATTTCCAAATTTAATCACCTCGGCAATAATGGCCTTAAAGCCCAATTTGAACAGAGGAATGGCAGCGGTGATTTTCTCCGCCAGCCATTTTATGGCATTGGCAATGCCCTGCAAAATATCGGTAAGTCCGGCATCCCCGATGGCCTTGACGAGCTTAGAGAAGCTATCGCCCATATTGGACAGCGCCACATTAAGCGTATCGGCTTGCTCGTCCATCGCCCCGGCAAATTGCACATTACCTATGGAACGTAAATACCGCTCTATCTCTTTGGAGTTTTTACCCACCGTGGTGCTAATGCCTTGGAAGGTGAAGGTCACCTGATCGCCTTGGGATTTGGATTTAATACCAAACTCCTTCAAGCGCTCAAACTCGCCCGTTGCCGCATCCGCCACCGCCTCGATCATTTGATTGAGGCTTTTACCCATCGCCACGGCGGTATTACCGTAAGAGGTGAGCGCATCCTGCGATGGTGTTAGCCCCAGCGCTTTGAGCTTAATAAATGCAGCCGTCACTTCTTCCAATTGGAAGGGCGTGGTTGCCGCAAATTCCTGAATAAAACCAAAGGCCAGCGATGCCTTATCTGCAGAGCCGGTGACGGTACGAAGCGATGCCTCCAGCTTTTCAAACTTGGTAATGGTATCAACGATCTGCCGACCAACAAACGCGGTCGCCATTAGCCCACCGATTTTGTTTAGATTGCTGCCTAGCTTCGAAAAGCGGCGATCCATATTTCCCACATTTTTATTGATCTGTGAGAAGGCTTTTTGCGTCTTATTGACCGCCCGGATCGTAAATTTTGCTTCAGCGAATCTTCCCATGGTTCTTACTCAAATGCTCGTGTTGGATTTCAAAAAAAGCGACCCATTCCATAAACTGCCTAGGCGACATGGCCTCAATCTCAGCCAAAGGTCGAGATAGCCGCCATGCCAGCGCTAGTTGGTTTCGTCGGAAGGAGTCGCATCGGAGTTTCCCTTGTGTTCCTCAATATCACCGAAGAAATGCTCCTCGATCTGCTCGGCAATACGTGAAACCACGCGGTAATCGGCCTGTTGCATCAGCTTATCCCGGTCGGCAATGCTAAACAGGCGTTTGCCATCCTTATCCTTGGCTTTCACCACGATAATATTGGCAGCTTGCTCGATGTTGCTGGCTTTTTTGCTGGCGATCTTCTGCATCATGTTGACCTCAGCCATGGTCATCGGAAATACATGAATCTCCAGCGGGGTATCGCCCTCGGCCCATTCCGGGACGGTGACGATTAGTTTCTCTTGCTGCGCATAATGAGAAGTAGCGCGATCAATAACACTCATGGTGCCTCCTAGCTTACGGTTGATTCGGTGAGTGGCCCGGTTCCGGTAAAGCCGAAGGAAGCCTCGACAATGCCATCAAAGGCCGCGTTGTAGGCAATGGAGGTGATGATCACATCGCCCGTCCAATAGGTATCACCTGTGTCGTTGCCCTCCGGATAGAGGTTGAGCGTAATCGTCGCTCCGGCAGCAAGTGCTCCTTGGCCATTGGTATCAGTCTCATCCCAAAAACCATCAAAACTACCCGACCAGCTTTTGATCGTTGCCTGATTTTTGCGCCATGAGGTGCCAATGATAGATGCGTCGGTGGTGTCAGAGGTGACCTCCATCGACCATGATTTAATTTCAGCGATTTGGTCAGTGCCTACAAAGACCTTCCCCTCGCTGCCAGCGTGAGTAGCCATAGTGTTCTCCTATTTGTTTTGGGTTGATTGTAAAAAAGAAGGGGCGGTACCTTGTGGCACCGCCCCAACACACGAAGCGCAGAAAATCAGAGGCAAATCAGATTAGGGTCTGCGGTTCATGTTCCTTGACCGTATAAAGGACAGCATAATTCATCACCGCCACGGCGATGGGCTTCTCTCCCTCATCGGAAATAAGTGTTTCTGTGGTATCCAGCACCACATCTTTGACCAACCCGCCAAGGCTAGGATCGGCAGCAATCAGCTGCTCAATTTCCAGCGCCAGCGTATCGGTATCGTCATCCACCTTGCCGCGTGCTTTGACATACGCCTCAATGCTTACCTGCAGCTCACGATGCTGCGTGCGCGGATAGCTCATTGAGGTTTGGCCCACCGTTTCTTGCTTGGTGTAAACCAGCAAGGCAGGCAGTTTTGGATCATCCAGCGCATAGGCGCGTGCCTCAAAGACATTTGCGCCAGCTTGGGTGTTATTTTTCAGCAGGGTTGCCACCGCCCCACGAATTTGCGTACGTGCGTGTATCATATTTTCTCCATGGTAATTTCGGTGATGCCCTCATGGTCGGGGCTGATCACCACCGCTTCATAGTCCTGAGTATCGACCGTAAATTGATCAGCCACCTGCAGCTCAGGCAGATCGGTGGTGCGCACCGATAGCATCGGATTGCTCACCACCACATCGACCGTTTCGCCACCCGTAAGCTCGGAATACTCCTGCAGCATGCCGGAAATGGCGCGAGGCGACCCACCTTGGGGGGTATAGGTCACCTCGCGGCCATCCAGCGTATCGAGTAGCGTTTGGTGGTGGCCATGCATGTCATCAATGAATGGCATGGCCTACAAGCCTACGTTAAGTAGCACTTTAACCGTTGCATCACCGGACGCTGCGGCCTCAGCCGCCACGCCCACAATGGTATTACCCGATGCAGTGGTGGTCAGATTGCTGTTGGTGCTGTTCCAATAGAGCTTTTGCCCTTGGGTTACAGCGCCGCTGGCTTTTGCCACGCTAAACACGCCGCGCACATGCACCGCGCCTGTTTTGCCATCGGCGATGGCGGTTTTAGCCACCCCGCCAATGACGCCAATCAGCACAAAATCACCGGAAGCAACATCTGCGCCCGATGGGGTATAATCGAGGGCATTACCCTCTTGAACATAGTTAGTAGCCATAAGTTTTCTCCTAATAAATTGGCATTAAAAAAGCGGCTGGGTAGCCGCTTGTGTTAGGTTGGTTTAAGTTACGTTTTACGCGCCCGGATTCTTGTACAGAGTACGGAATTCAAGCGGTGCGGCAGCAGCATCGATGCGGACTTTGTATTCCACCCCATCAATGTTCCAGCCATCCTGCTGATCCAAGAACGGTGCTGCGACACCATCCAAATAACCCACTTCAATCGTATCGAAGCGGTTAGGATCGGATAGTAGGTACCATGCAGAGGTTGAATCCTCATCTAAGCGTGCATCTACAATCACCTCAGCAGCATTACGCACCGGGTTAGGCTTGCGGCTGTTGTTTTGTGATGGATCAGTTTCCGAAACCATCAGCACGCGAGCCGTATCTTCCAGCGCCGCAGGCACAAGAAAGAAGGATGGCGAGATATTAAGCGTCGCCTTGCCATCTTTTTGTGTGCGCATTGCAGTACGCCCAGCACCCACCGCTGCCGCACTTGGTGCTGCGCCGGAGCCTGCAAGGTTTTTGTGATCCGCGTGGAATAGCGCCGTACCATCGCTCATATTTGGATTGCTGGTAATGACGTTAAACACCAGATCACCAACGGTGCGAGCTGCAGCGCGGCCCATCTTGCGTGGAATCTCGGTAAAGGCAGTCAGATCATCATTGATGATGGCTTGGCGGGTAATACTGAACAATTTACCATAGGTCGCCAGCTTGATGCTTTCTGCACGCTCACCGACGGTGCCATGCTTGTATTCACCACCTTCAGCTACTTCATCCAGCGAATCAAATACGCCCATACCCACGCGGCTATGCTCTTTGAAGTCGGAAAGATTGCCAGTGCGGGTAAAGCGCTGGAAAACCTCTTCGGCTTCCTCATATCCGCGCAGCATTGCCTTGCGTGAGTTGTTCTCTAGGATTTTAGGGAAGTCACTGCTGCTATGTGTAAATGCGCGGCCCACCAGCTCGCGTTTGTCCATACGCTCGGTGCGCACGCCACATAGCTCCAGCGACTTACGCGCCATCTCCATTAAGGTGAAGCCACATAAATCGGTTGGCTTGGCATCCTTATCGGCAATGCCAGCGCGGAAAGCAATGGCATCGGAAGCGGCGCGAGAGAATTTCTCTACATCACTTTCGCCCATCTCAATGCGCTGGCCATTGGCAGCAGGCTGCTCATTTTTGCCGATCGCATCGAGCAGCTGCTTGCGTGCCTCGTTGACATCAATCTCCGGATCATCAAGGCAAGCATCGCGCACTTCCACATGGTCATCATGGCCTTCAAACAAGCCGCGAATCTCAGTGCGACGCTCTTTTTCAGCGGTTAGCGTTTCCTGACGTAAGGCATCCTTATCGACAGGCGGGGTAGCCGGGGTGGACGTTTCTTTACGCTCCGGCGTTTCATTATCTACGACTTTCTTAGGCATAGGTTTCTCCTTTTGGTTTGGTTGGGGTTGGGGTTGGGTATTGAGGTCAGAACCCTCACGGCTCATCTCCTCGGCACTCCGACCAACCCCAACGGTGGGATCAGCGGGAATATCGACCAGTGAAATCTCCATCGGTGTCCAGCTGACCACCCGATAGAGATCTGGTTTATCTTTGTGTTCTTCTTCCAGCTTGCGCTCATTGATGCGGTAGGCCACGGATACGTTGCGCAAAATGCCATCGCGCACATCCTGCCAAATGCCCTCCACCTCGGCGCGTTTGGAAAGGCGCACCTCAGCATAGCCACGGCCATTTTCCAGCCATGCACGCTCGACCACGCCAATACGATTTTCTCGATCGTAACGATCATGGTTGTAAAGCAGCGGGGCGCTATTATTGAGGCGCTCCATATCCACCTCAGCACGTTCATGCCCCAGCACTTCTACCCATGGCTCGCTAAAAAAGCTCTGCCGGGTGATAGGCTCCTCTGAAGAAAAAGAAAGCCGCACGAGGCGGCTTTCATCATCAACAATCGAATCCTTGGTTAAATCAATCGTCCGGGTCAGCATCTCCGGGCTTTTTGTCTCCGGTTTTGTCTCCGGACTCTTCGTCATCTTCTTTGGCATCGGGGTCTCCTTGGTTTTCGTTGAAAAGGTTAAGTTGTTGGCCACCATTGCTGGTGCTGAAATTTAGGCCAGCTTCGGTTTCCTCTTCGCGTTCCTGCTTGATTTGCTCAAACACATCCTGCGGATTATTGCCGCGTTCGCGGATCACCTGCGCACGCGATTTGAAGCCAGCTTGCACCATCTTCTCTTCCGCATTGGCCTCTTTTTGCGGGTCAATCCACGGCATGACCGGGCCTTGGAAGCTGGCTTTTTTCAAGCTGCGTGGGTTGATCTGTTCACCCGCACCCTCCAGCTGGCCGGAAAGCACCGCCATATCGACGAACTTTTCCCAAATGGGCCGCACGCAGCGTTCGGTGAAATACTCGCGCAGCACGCCATAATTGACCGATTGCTCGACCAGCTCTTGGCGCTGCGAGCTGTAAGTACCGCGATAATCTTTTGAGATGGACGAAAAGCTGGTCGACGTGCCAGCCGCCACCGCCCGAAGCTGCGAATTGCGAAATTGCTCCAGCATCGAATTGGGCCGATTACTATCAATCATGCCCACCTCTTCACCGGGGAGTAGATTGTCAAAAATCATGCCCGGCTGCATCTTCATCAAGCGATTGCCAGTATCATCCACCTGCAGGCCAGAGGTCGGCCCATCGAGGCTTTTGCGAATATATGCGCAAATGGATGCTGCCACTTTTGCCGCCAACCGTTCTGACAGCTCGTAATCCTTCACATCCTCCAGCCGCGTCATCACATTTGCAAACACCGACACACCACGCGTTTGGCTAATGCGCCGCGCAATTTTGATGTGAATCATTTTCTCAGCGGCGAAGCGTTTGGTATCGCGCTTTAAGGTAATCACATGGTTATCGCCCGGATGATCTTTATAGAGGTAATACGCCTTCGGCCTGCGCCAGACGTTTTTCTCCACCCCATGGATAATGCGCTTTTTCTCATCATTGAGATCAAACGGTAAAAAGTCCGCCTCGATCATCTCCAGCGAGTAAGGCACGATGGTACCGTGATCCAAGTCACGGCGCGTACCTTCCACATGCTTCAGCAACACCTCACCATCACGAAACCAATGCCGGGCCAGCAACCGCAGCATCTGGTTCCAATGATGCTCCCATGTCACCTCCGGGAAGCGAATCCATTCCTCCCACAGCTCCATCAGCTGCTTGTTGACATCTGTTGCCAGCTCGCCGTTTTTCAGCTTCACTTGCGGCTCCACCGCCACACCGCGACCCACGACATTATTGACCAGGCAATCCAGCACGCCTGTTGCCAGATCGTGGTTCTCATCCAAATGCCGAGCCTGCAGCCGTAAGGATTCTCCGGCACGCTCGACAATCGCATCACCGCTGCCGGGGTCGGTTTTGGTTTTACGCAGGCGCGAGGGTTGCGCCGCCTCATACGCACGCTGCGCTTTGAGGATTTTGCGTGCCGTATCACGGCGCAATGCCGCTTCCGGCGAGACCAGCTCAATTGTTTTATCGATTACATTAGACATCTGAAAAATCCGCTAAGGCTGCTTGTTGGTTGTTTTGAATCGTTTGGGTAAAGGCAGAAACGCGGCGTTCCCAATATTGGATTTGCTCGCGTATTTCTTTTGAATTAGCCAGCGTTAGGCTACGGCCATTCATTGAATAGCTTTGCCCCTTGGCCACGGCGATATCCGCTGCAACCCATGCATCCAGCGCGGTCTGTGCTTGTGTTAATGTAAGGCTCATACCAATCCCTCCTTTTTGGCCAGCCACACCGGAACGCAAATAGCGTCCTCGACTTGGGTGGTGTATTGGCGGGATAAAAAGACACTCTTGTCTTTAATCTTCACCTGATAGGCCCGTAATGTGCCGTTTAAAAACTCACACGGGATTTTTACTACGCTATTATTGCGGTGTGATCGTCTGCTCATAAAAACTCTCTTGTTTAGTTAAAATTCCAATCCTCATAACCCATCCACTCGTTGGTAGATGCACCATCAGGCTTCTCAGTGTCGGTGCGTTGCTTAAGTCGCTCGCGCTCCTGTTCTTTTGCCAACCGATCAAGGTTGGGATTCAAAATATGCAGCGCCGCCATGCTGTAGACGCGGCAATCCAACGCCTCGTTGCGGCGACCCTTTGGCATCACCCAAATGCGTGTGGGGTGGCCATTAACAAACTTGGTCTGTATGCGCTCTGCGGTGAGCTGCTTGAAATACTCCTCCGGGTAATCCGCAGGAAAATGACAATAGCCCGGCCCCGGCTGGTGTATCTTCAGCCGCGAGTAGATCATCTGCTTTGCTGTATCAGTGCCGATTGAAAACAATTTCACGCGTAGCTTATTAGCTTTGCTGAATTTGCTCACCAGCGGTTTACCCATCTGCGATGCACCTTTGATCGCATAGATGCGGCGATATTCCCGCGCCTTGCAATATTCATAGACACGCTGCGTTTGGTGACCGCCCGAATCCACACAGGCGCAAGCCACCGGAAGTGTGCGCCCATCGTTGGTTTGAATTGTCTGCGACAGCACATTGTCGAGATCTTCCCAAACCTTATTTTGCGCCGGATCGCCATGCAGCACATGATACTGCAGCGACCAGCTTTCCTGACCCACACCCCAGCCAATTACCTCAGCCTCTAGGCGGTCATCCTGCACATCGACGCCAGCGGTAATCGCCACCACGCCTTCGGGTGCCACACGCCCCCAGTTTTCTTTGCGGCCCAGCAATCCGGATGGATCAACGCCCTCGGTTTTCTCCTTCCATGTTTCGCCAAGCGAGGTGTTAACCCAAACCTTCAATGTTTCCGGCAGGCGCTTGGCCTTGAGGAAATTCTCCACCATCTCGGCCCATTTCACCCATGGGCTATACAGCTCATTGATGTGAAACCCGGCAATGCCGTTAAACGCTGCTTCAGCTCGCCATTCGCCATGGCCCAGCATCCACATTTTGTCACTTTCCTTTAAATGCGCCTCGCAATGCTCGCATTCGTAATAGGTCGTTTCAGGCTTTTTCTTTTCAAACTTTACTTGGCTCCATGACAGCACCTCAAATGCGCCGCACTCCGGGCATGGCACATAAAACTTGCGCTGATCGCTTTGCTGATAGCGCGATTCAATCTTGCTCTCATCCTCGACCGTTGGCGTGCTAACCGACACCAACAAGCGATTCCAAAAGGTGGTCGTCCGCTTTTGCGCCAGCGAGCCGGGATCACCCTCCGTGCCTGCTGAATGAGGATAACGATCTTCCTCATCCAGCAGAACAATCCGGATGGGCCTGCTGGCGAGGGAGGAAGGGCTATTGGCACCAGCCATGGTGATATGCCCACCCGGAAACTTTTTATGTAGCAGCGTATTGTTACTATCGCGGCTGCGTGGATCGCCAAACAGATCGGTCAGCTCATCCGTATCGCGGATCATCGGAGCGAGGCGATCCTTGCTCCATGTCTCCGCCATATCCAGCGTTGGCTGAATCAGCAGCAGCGGTGATGGGTCTTGGTGAGCAAAATAGCCCACGATATTATTTATAATCTCCGTTTTTCCAATTTGTGAGCTGGTCATAAACACCACCTCAGATACGCCCACCTCATTAACCGCATCCATCATGCCGCGCTGGTATGGCGCACGCTCGGTTACCCAACGGCCCGGCTCGCTACTCGCTTCCGGACTCAGCCTCCGAAACTGATCCGCCCACTGGCTCACCGTCAGCTCCGGCGGCGGCATCCAAGCTAACGCCACTTTCTTCAAGGCTTTCGGATAGGTCTTCGTCTGTTGTGGTTTCATAATCAGCCATCTCCGCCAGCGCCTCATAGATGGTGCGCTTGAGGAATTTCTCAATTTCTTCCGGTTTTTCTAAATGGGCAATTTGGTAAGCAGTCTTGGTAGGAATACCGAGCATCTTCGCCCTGCATGCTGCCACCATATCTGTCCAATCCGCCTCCACGCGCTCCACGGTCACCAGCGACCCGGTGCGCTCGGCCAGTTCAATCTCCGCCATGTCCGCCTGCGCCTTTAATAATCGCGCACGCTCAAGATGCGTATCCTGCGGCACAGCGCCTTTGCCAAATGCACGCTGCTGCAGATAATCGATGTAGGATCGAACGCTTCCAACCAGCTCGTACTGGTTCTTTTCTGGCTTGGGTATAATCCCTTCTTGGGCCAGCTGCTGCACGCGTCGCTCGGTTAATCCAAACAATTTGGCGATGGTTGATACAGGATAGGACGTAGCCATTTAACACACTCATTTTATTACACTTTTTCCATCGAATTGACTTGATTAAGCCTGTGATTGAAGCATTCATAGGATTGTCCACAGGGCAAATATTAACCAAACCAAGGAGTGTTTAAATGACTCAACTTTCACCAACGCAACAACGCATCATCGACGATGCCATTAAAAACCCAGCCACCTGCATCACCGAATGCATGGGCCATATCAAAAACCCGATGATCCGGCAAAAGAGCCTCGACTCTATGCTGGCAAAGGGCTTGCTTAACAAGCGCTTCACCGACATGGGCAAAGAAACCTACCTGCTATCCGATGCCGGGCTTGCAGCGGCAAGCAACGCACCGCAACGCGAGGCAACGCCAAGCAACACCCCGCAGCAGAATGCAACGCCGGGGGACGAGCCGAAGCGCGAAACCAAACAATCGATTATCATCGAGCTGCTTTCCCGCGAAAATGGCACCACGCTGGCAGAGTTAATCAAAGCCACGGAATGGAAACCACACTCGATACGCGGCCACCTCTCAAACCTACGCAAGAAGCGCGGACTGCCGATCGAAGCCTTTACCACCAGCGAAGGCGTGCGCGGCTACCGCCTCATTGAGGCTCAAGCCTCCTGACGCTTCGCAGCGATCTGCGCAAACGTCTTTTTTTCACCGGCCAGCTTCGCGTTGTTGCCGGTGAACTCTTCCCACCGTTTAACAATCACATCACAAAATATCGGATCAAGCTCAATCAGCCGCGCCTGACGCTTCAGCTTCTCACACGCAATCATCGTCGTGCCAGAGCCACCAAATGAATCCAGCACTATATCTTTAGTTTTACTCGAGTTTTCCACCGCCCGGCACACCAGCTCCACAGGCTTCATGGTCGGGTGCAAATCGTTGGTTCTTGGCTTATCATAATGCCACAGATCGCTTTGATCCCGCGCACCACACCAGAAATGTTTATTGCCATCCGGCCAGCCATAGAGGATAGGCTCATATTGCCGCTGATAATCGGCCCGGCCCATAGTAAAGTGGTTCTTACCCCAGATGATAAAGGTCGACCATTTGCCACCAGCATCATTGAACGCCGCGAATAGCGTATGCAGCTCGGACGAGCTCATACAGATGTAGAGCGCTCCTTTGCAAACCTTCACCATTTCACCGCAGGCATCGGTCAAGAACTGCTTAAACTCACCACCAAGATTATCATTTTTGATCTTACGTGGTTTGCCGCGCAGATTATCCTTCATGGTTTGACCATAATCGACATTGTAAGGCGGGTCGGTAAACACCATGTCCGCCAGCTCATCGCCCATCAGCTTCTTCATCGTTTTTGCTTTGGTGCTATCGCCGCAGATCAGCTTATGATCACCTAGCAGCCACACATCGCCTTCTTTGCTAACCGGAGTTTCCGGTGCTTCTGGTACTTCGTCATCATCCGTGAGGCCATCCATCGCCGCGCCATCGAGCAGCTTCTCCAGCTCCACGGTTTCAAACCCGGTCAGATCTAAATCGAAGCCCAGCTCATCCAACTCGCCAAGCTCGATCGCCAGCAATTCCTCGTCCCACTCGGCATCCTCATGGGTGCGGTTGTCAGCCAGCCTGTAAGCCTTTATCTGCGCACTCGTGAGGCCAGTGGCTATATGTATGGGTATTTTCTTTAACCCCAGCGACTGTGCGGCCTGTAGGCGCGTGTGACCTGCAATGATAACCAGCTCCTCATCCACTACAATGGGCTGGCGAAAACCATACTCCTTAATCGATGCCGCCACTTTGGTGATAGCGTTTTCGTTGCGGCGCGGGTTTCTCACATAAGGAACCACCCGGCCAATATCAATCAGCTCTACTTTCATGTTTTCTGCCTCTGTTTTGTTGATTAATTCTGTGCATACAAAACCTTAGCGAAATGGCTCCAAATAAGGCCATTTCGCTGTTTCGCATATTAAGTCTTTGATATGTAAAGGTTTGCAGCCCGCCCAAACGAAACGAAATGCTTTTCTAGAATTTGTGGCTAGTAAAACGCCGCGCCCTCGGCGTACCCGCAGGGGGGACGGGCCGGGAGTACCTTTTTGAATCCCACCGATTCACCCCAGCGGATTAGCGCCGTTTGATCCTGTTGATATAGAAGTCGAGGTTGCGCCGGAACTCAATTGGGAAGCGCTCCAACACTTTCATTTGCATCACCTGGTCGTTTTCTCTTTGCTTGAACAACTGCATGATGCCGGGGCCGTACAGCATTTTAAGCGGCAGGCGTTTGCCACTCTTACGCATGTAAACCGTTGTCTTACTTGAGCCTCTCTTTCGCGGCGCGATGAACGCTTGGTTCAGCGTGCGTGTCTTGCCGTACACTTTGGCTCGCACCACACCACGTTTGCCACCGGGTTGTTGCGTTGGCTTCTTGCTGCCGATCACAAACTCAATCAACTGCAGCGCACGATCGCGTGCCACCAGCGTTGCCCACAGCGTCTTGTGCGTGGCCTTGCGTGTTTCAATGCGGCGCTTCACAGCAGCCTGCCTGCTATTCATTTGCGGTGCGATGTGTCTGGCGCTCGCCACCTTTGCACTGTTGGCCACACGGTTGAGGGTGCGCACTGTCGCCTGCGGTGCCACCTCACGTTCAAGCGAGTTTAAGCTCCGCATCAACTTTTTAAGGTCGTGCTGAATTGTAATATCAAAGGACATAAAATATCTCCTAGTAAGATTAAGATTTTGCGATATATTCTTCATATGAGAGCCACAGGAAGAGACATCGTAGAACTTTTTGGATACCGACCGGATGACACCAGTCGGGAAGCAGTTAGTGCCTTTCAAAATGCGCTTTGTCCCTTTACGAACAGCACTTGCACGAAAACCAATCACGATCAGAGTGTTACTTACGGTACTTGTTCTGTTTCAAACGGCGTAAACAAAGCCAATGGCTCAGAAATAATCATTTGCCCAAAGAGGCTATATGCTCGCAAGCATGCATTGTTTTCTCATGTACTAGAGTCTGTATGGCCAGATCGTTCTAAAGATTTAATTTCTGGTGGCACACTTCAAGAACTCAAAGATCGTGCATCAGCGGCAAAAAATCCAGTCATCGCATTTGGTCAAGGCTCTGGCAAAGAGATTCAAGTTAAAGCTAATGGCCAATTGAGCATGGATTGGGTGTTACAATCATATGAAAATGTTAACAACCAACTTAAACCACAGCAATTTGTAGGCATCGAAGTCCAGAGTATCGATATAACAGGCAATTACCGCGACAATTGGAATGCTTATCGTAAAATCAAAGAAGGTGAAAATCTCACCGACATACCGAAATCAGGGCATGGCCTAAATTGGGCAAATGTTCATAAACGGCTTATTCCACAGATCATCCGTAAAGGGAATATTTATGAAAAGATTGAGCGTTGCGTAGGCTTTTTCTTTATTGTTCCTGACTCTGTCTATCAAAAATTTGAAGAAGTTATTGGTGATGTGCCGCATGCAAGTGGCCCAAGCAGAGAGAATCTTTCTGTAATAACTTTTCGTCTAGGTGAAGAGGTTCAAGATGGAGAACACCGTAACCTAGAGCTTGTTCGTCAGGTGCATCACCCAATTAATGATATTGCGGCTGCTTTTATAGCGAATCTTTCTGAAGATGCTCCATCAGCCTTAGATAACAGTTTACGCAGTATCTTCGACTAAAATTCTTTCATTAAGCGACAACGGCATTTGTGGAACATGCCATATATGCTTGTTTTCTTCGATAGCAGAATCATTATCTAAATATGCGAATATAGACCTACCTATTTCAGCTGCAAGAGCTGGTGGAACTGCGTTGCCGACTTGCTCATATTGTTCAGTTAGTGATCCATAAAAACGAAACTTGTCTGGAAAAGACTGTATTCTCGCAGCTTCCCTAACACTGATAATTCTATCTTGCTCATAATGAATATATGTTCCCCAGTGAGGATCACACTTAGTTAGTATGGTGCTACCAATACCATTAGGGTCTAATCGGCCATAGCGTTTCGTATGATCTGATCGCCGTGCGCGTTTCATTCCCTCTGGGAGAAGGTCATATGGTATATCGCGCCACGACCCACCTGGAGGTATATGAGGCAATCTATCTAAGTTTGCTTTGCCCAATCCAGCACTTTTATGATTATACAAGGTTTGCGAGTTACCTCGCAAGCTCTTCTGAAACTTCGTCTGGGCATTTTTTGTATAAGACATGACATCATCCCCACCACCATTCTCGATAACTGGCAGGTCACTTATCGCTTGTGTAACAGTCACATTTTTGGGCAAGTAATCTAATTTCTTTGCATCAACAATAATACTATGGCCTAGGTGTTTTGTTGAAAAGTTTGCTCGCCCCATAGCAAAATGAGTTGGAACGGGATACATATCTGTGGGATCAACATCTATCCTATTTGCAATAAAAATTGTCCGCCAGCGCATCTGCGGAACACCATAATGTGCAGCGTATAAAATCTTTACAGTAGCGTCATATCCAAGCTGCTTTAAGCTGTTAAGTATAGAAGCGACTGTCTTACCTTTCTCAAATGAAAGCATGCCAGGAACATTTTCAATCAAGACAACTTTAGGGCTAAAAGCCTCTACGAATTTAAGAAAATCTAAAAATAAATGATTTCGTTCATCGTCTGTCGATCGTGTCGGAGCATTAACACTAAATCCTTGGCAGGGAGGGCCTCCCGCTAAGATATCTAGCTCGCCACTTGCAATATTTAATCGTTTTCTAATTTGATTTGCATCTAAAGAGCGTATGTCAGCAGTTTCAATCTCTGAGTCAGAATGATTTCTTTTAAGTGTTTCTGAATAAGCTGGTGAAATCTCATTTGCAAAAATGCTCGTAAAGCCTGACTGCCTAAGCCCCTCTGTAAGGCCACCGGCTCCAGCAAATAAGTCTATACACGTTTTTTCCTTAGATTTCATATCCTTAAAAATACTTTGTTCTCAGTTTCAGATATTAAGAGGATACTCAATATCTTCTTAATAGTAAACGTAATCCATTCACTTTCTTATCAAGCAGCCAACCGTTGCTCACGGGCATTGAGTATCACCGCCCAGTCTTGTAATTGCTCGACTAATTGGTTCGAACTATCTAAGAGAGTGTCCACCAAATTTTCTCGTTGTTTTTCAGTGCGTTAGGTAACTTTTGGTGTACCGCGCTGTTAGCGCCACTCACGGCTATGGGGAGTCTTCTTCTCAACATCATGACCTGTATATTATTGTAATTATTAGGTAAAATCTATCAAAGACATCAGCAGGAAATTCCCGCCGACCTCATCAGGGTTTTGCGCAATAAAAAAGCCAGATAATCTGGCTTCAGCTTTTGTAGTGCGGTGATGGTTAAATTGGTTACTGTGTGAGAAGTAACTTCTCTTGCTCCCGCCAATTCCACGCATTGCAGGCGATTAGTTGCTCGATATTTATTTGGTTTGGATTATCATTTGAAGTAATTTGCTTGATAATTTTTGGGGAGAGGAATTTTAATTTCAGGGCGCGTTTTACATATTCTGTATTGTGTCCATCAATCGCAGCGATTTCTTTGTGGGTTTTGTAAACTCTATCTTCAATCTGCTTATGCCAATAAAAGGATTTTGCTAGCATGGAAAAAGTTTTGTCATTTGAGTGGCTGTACTCTGAGCTGAATTTTTCTTCTGATTTCTGGCCATCTCCTGTAATGATTTGTAGTTGTCCGCTAACTTTTTTATATTGCGCTGGAATGTTCAATTTGATTTTTAGGCAAGATTCTGTTGCAGAAATCTCTGCATTATATTGCTGCAAAATATTTTTAATTTCTTGTGTAGGGTCATTGCCTAAATTTTTTCCTTCCAAATCCAAATTAAGGTCTAATTTCATATGTTGTGGGAATAAAGTTATCTTTTCTAAGAATTCAATTGGCGTTGTAACTAGCTGTTTTAACGGTCTTAATAGTGTGAATGATAGCTCATGATTTGCAGATTTTACGATGGAATCTATCAGTGTTTTTAGCAAGGCCATAATTGCTTTGGTAATAATATCGTCAATATAATCAGCGCGGATGCGTTTGAAATCCGATATCGTTTTGCCTTTTACAGAAATCTCTCGATTAATGTAATAACGCATTTTGTATCGGCCTGCGGCAGAGTATTTGTAGGAATAGGTCGGGCTGAGACGGTAGCCGAGATAGTCGTAGATTTTACCAGTCAGTTTAGGCTGTTCAGATGTCTTACTGGGATTGAGGGTAAACTCCTTCTTGGTGATTTTATTGTGAACTTTATGCCATAATTCATCATCAATAATAGCCGCATGCTCCCCGTCATAAACCTCGTTCTTATGCTTCATTTTGCCGTTGTAGAGCGGATTATTAAGAATGTTATAAATCTGGTTCAGGTTAAATTCTTTACCGATGATCTGATTGCCCTTTTTGCTGGTATATAACTTCCCCTTATATCCTTTGGTTTTCAGTATATCTAATAGCTTATAGAGTGGTTCACCTGCTGGGTTTTTAGCGTAATATTCAAAAATAAACTGGATAATCTGTGCCTCATCCTCATTCACAATGAGTTTACGATCTTTAACATCATAACCAAGCGGTTGTGGACCGCCCATCCACATGCCTTTCTTCTTAGATGCAGCGAATTTATCGCGGATTCTCTCGCCCGTCACTTCACGCTCAAATTGGGCAAAGGAGAGCAATACATTCAGCGTCAGTCGTCCCATTGAAGTTGTCGTATTAAAAGCCTGCGTCACCGACACAAAAGATACCGAATTTGCATCAAATATCTCCACCATTTTAGCAAAATCACTGAGTGCACGGGAAAGGCGGTCTACCTTGTACACTACAACAATATCAATCTTCCCCACCTCAATATCGGCGAGCAATTTCTTGAGTGCTGGGCGCTCCATATTTCCACCGCTATAGGCAGCGTCATCGTATGGTGTTGAAATAACCTGCCAGCCTTCATGTTTTTGGCTGGTGATATAGGATTTCCCTGCTTCACGCTGAGCATCCAGCGAATTGAACTCTTGCTCCAACCCTTCCTCAGTAGATTTTCGGGTATAAATTGCACAGCGTATAGTTTTCTTTTTCATATCACCGGCACCCTTGCTTTTGGTTTGCGGAGGCCGAAGAATATAGGGCCAGAAACTGCATATCCTGCAATTTCTTTGGCTAATTTTGAGAGACTTTTATAATACTGATTCTTATGCTCAAAACCATCTGTTAAAATTTTGACCTCAAGCTGCTTTCCCTTCCAATTTTTAACCAGAACAGAGCCTGCACATGGCATATTATAATCAATCGCCTTTTTTCGCTTATCAGGCTTCTTAACAAGCGTTTTACCAATATTTTCCAAGCTGGCTTGTGTTTTTGGGTCGACATTGCCAAACAACCCCTCCTGTATGATATATAAATTCTGCCTTTCTACGCGGGATAAGGGGCCACAATTATCTGCATATAATTCTTTTGCCCGTTTATAAAGCTGTTGTAGCTGTTTCTTATCCAGTTTTCGTAATTCATCAGAATTAAGATTTTTGATCCCTTTTTTTAAATCTACATTTTTAATCTCTGCCATAAAGCGCTCCGTAATTATATTAACAACCACAGTAACGCTCTGTTATAAGGGTAAGTCCAGTAGAAAGAAGTCATGTTCCTAGTTCTGCCTCACCTTCCTTCAAGCATCTACCAAGTTGAGACCTATATGTTCCTTTGGCTTTTTCTTCGTATTTTTCTTTCCATTCTTCTATGCTGTCACACCCCGTCGGAACTATGGCAACACCATGGTCAAACATAAATTTTGCCTCAAACACTTCTTCAGGAGCTTTTTCATACCATTCATCATGTGAATAATATTTCTTGGGAACGTGTATAGCACCAAATGCTGGCTTCATTTGCCCTTGTAAAAATTGATAAGCAAAAGCATGAGCTCCAATTTTATAACGAAGATTTACCAGCTCTTGATAGGATTCTCTTTCTGGATGTAGAGCATCCCATTTTTTACGTTTTATCATTTTACCACTAGATAGGATCCACTCTTCATCTTCTACAGCAAAAGCTGGAAGGTTAATATGGTGCCAATCACTAGATTTCTGCAATATATGACCACATAAATCATTTTCATGCAGGCGCTGCATAACAATAATAATTGCACCATCATGCTTGTCATTAAGGCGCTGATAAATGTTCTGATCAAACGTCAGGTTAACGTTCTTGCGTTCAGACTCATCCATAGCTTTTGAGGTGCTAATTGGATCATCAATAATAACTACATCAGCTCCCACACCAGTAAGCGACGTTTCCATGCAGGCACTTTTGCGAAAACCGCCAAATTGCGTTGATATTCTTCTGGAAGATTGTGAATATGCAATTTGAGAAAAGAGAGCTCTGTAACGATTAGATTTAACCAGCCTGTAAAAATTATCTTCAAGATCTGATCCTAAATCATTGCTACCAGTAATGCATAAAATATTCTTGGTTGGATCGCGCCCTAACACCCATGCAGGAAATGATATGCTTGCGCAGTGAGATTTTAACATCCTAGGTGGCAAGTTAATAATAAGGCGTTTTATTGCGCCAGATTCAACTTTAGCCAAAGCTTCTGCAATAACATTAATATGCCAGTTGTGAGTGTACTTAATATGAGGATTCAGCTCATTAAACGCAAACTGAGTAAAGCTGCAGAAATCATGTTTATAGAGTTTCTGCATATCTTCAGGAGTTATTTTCATCATCACCTCCATCATTATATTGGGACATTATAGATTTAAGGACAGCCTCATCCTCAGGCATAATTTCAAAATCAGGTACTTCATCAATTTCTCCCTCTAGTTTTAAAGCTATTTTAGCCATAGATGCATTGCCTTTGATGCCAAGGTTATAAATTTGATCTATAAGAAGTTGTCTTTTGGTTTTGTTGATCATCTGACCATTTGCCCCCTTGACCCGAACTTTAGTGCTTGAAACAGATCTAATATCATCCTGAAAGGTATTAGGCTTTTTCTTAGGTCTGCCTTTTGAGTTACAAGATTGCCCTTTTGTGAACTGTCTGGACTTAGGTGGCTTGCCGTAACCAACTTTATAATCATCATTATTACTCATGGTCACCTCCTTGAACTTCTACAGCTAGTTCGTTGAATGTTTTACCGGACTCTGCATGCACAGCATTCTTACCGGTTTTCTGCTGCCAGCGCCTGATGGCTGTATCAACATATTTAGGATCAATTTCTATGCCATAACAAATACGTCCAACACGTTCTGCAGCTATAAGGGTGGAGCCACTACCAAGGAACGCATCCAGAATAATTTCTCCGCGTTTTGAGCAATCCATAATCGCATCTGCAATCATGGCAACAGGTTTGACTGTGGGGTGCATTTCTAGGTCAGATTGATTCCTGCCGAAGCTGTTGACTCCAGCATAGTCCCAAACATTAGTGCGGTAGCGACCATGCTTGCCAAGTTCAATATTGTTAATATGAGCTTTGGTTCCATGTTTAAATACAGTGATCATCTCATATTTTGAACGGTATAGACTGCCCATACCGCCATTATTTTTATTCCAGATGCAGATATTTTTAAGTTCGGTATAGATAGATTTTCCTGTAACTAATAATTTATCAACTCCACGCCAATCGATGCAAATGTAATGCAATGAACCATCATGACTAAAATCACAAACCTGCTTACAGAAATCATTTAAGAACTGCTGGAATTGCTCCTCAGTCATCTCACCGGATGCCATAGAAAATTCTGAATGTTTAACTTTTCCATTACCACAAACATGACCATCTATTGGTACATTATAAGGCGGATCTGTGAAGATCATACGGGCTTTTTTGCTCTGCATAAGATCAGTATAGGTTTGTAGCTTTAATGAATCACCACATATCAAACGATGTTTCCCCAACTGCCAAATATCACCAAGTTTTGTAATAGTTACTGCATCATTAATTTCAGGAATTTCATCCGCAGGATCAGTCTCAATAATATCAACACCATCAATGATGATATCAATCTCTGCCATTTCAAAACCTGTAATTTCAAGTTCAAGACCTGGATCAAGTGATGATAAATGCTGAAACTCAATTGCTAGAAGCTCCGTATCCCAACCAGCATTCTCTGCAATTTTATTATCAGCAATGATATATGCACGAATTTGACCATCAGTCAGATTCTCAAGACAAAGTGTTGGAACTTCTTTAATGCCCAATTTCTTCGCGGCCATAACACGACCATGACCCGCAATAATGCGATTATTTTTATCTATTAAAACTGGGGTGGTAAAACCAAACTCAATTATGCTATTAGCAATCTGCTGCACCTGCTTCGGTGAATGCGTACGAGCATTATTTTTGTAGAGCTTTAGAACAGTAGTCGGCTTTAGTATGATCTGATGGTCAGTTTTTTTATATATACTAGTCAT